CAACTGGTGTCTCTCAATTCAGGAGCTGGTGTAGACACTGGCGATATGGCTGCTGAAGATGTAGCCGCCCTGTTTGGTAAGACTGAAGGCTTCAAAGCTAACGATCCTGCTGTCACTGTTATCCCTGGTTCCGATGATGACTTCTGATTTTCAATTCACTGTTGCGAAGGATGAGGTTACGGGTATCTACAAAGGTACCCTTGACATCCAACTCCCTCCCATTTGTGTCACCCGTTACAAGGCTGACAAGAATGACTTCAAGTACGAGATGTCTCGTGCTGTAACTGAAGTTGTCGAGGCTATCATTGAAAAGAACATGGACGACTAATGGCATTCAGATCCAAGCTCGAAGAGCAGGTCGCTGATCTACTTGTAGACCTTGGTGTTAAGTATGAATACGAGACAACTAAAGTCCGCTATATTATTAATTACGTTTACACACCAGATTTCGTTTTACCAAATGGTGTCGTATTAGAATGTAAGGGTTATTGGGATGCCGCTGATCGACGTAAGATTAAAGCTGTAAAAGAGCTGCATCCTTACATGGATCTACGTATGGTATTCCAAGCACCCTTTAATAAAATCAGCAAAAAATCAAAAACTACATACGCTAAATGGTGCGATAAGCATGACATCCCTTGGACTTCCTTCAAGGACATCCCCATCGACTGGCTCCTCTGAGTTTCTATTTCACGAGCCATGCGAAGAGTGTGGGTCGTCAGATGCTAAGAGTGTCTATGATGACGGTCACACATATTGTTTCGTTTGCCATCACTATACGCACGGTGATGGTGAACCTTCTTTACACATTCATCAAACAAACCCGCACGTGTGAACATAACAGGCTCAGCCCAAAGGCTGCAGAAGCGTAACATCTCACAGAAAGTATGTGAGAAATACAAAATCTACCGTGATGGTGATAAGCTCCGCTTTTACTATCATGACGAATCGGGCATTGTCAAAGGTGCCAAGGTAAAGACAAAGGGTAAATCATTCTCGTATGAGGGTGAAGTACCTGGTACATTCTTCGGACAACATCTCTACCCTACTACTGGTAAACGTATCGTCATCTTTGAAGGCGAGATGGATGCAGCTAGTGGGTCAGAATGTATGCCAGGATGGCCGATGGTTTCTGTACCATCTGGTGCTGCTGGTGCAAAGAAGGCTGTACAGAAACAACTCCCACTGCTGCAAGGCTACGATGAGATTGTTCTCTTTTATGACAATGACCCACCAGGTCGTCAAGCCGCTGAAGAGTGTGCTAGTGTACTACCGCCTGGTAAGGTCAAGATTGCTCACCTTCAGGGTGATTACAAGGACGCATCAGACGCCCTCCAAGCCAACGACTCTGACGCTGTATGCCGAGCTATCTGGGACGCCAAGCCGTTCCGTCCTGATGGCATTGTCGATGGCAAAACTCTTCTAGATCTTGTAACAACACCATCACCCGCTGCAGATCATGACTACCCATTTCAAGGACTACAATCAAAGCTTCACGGGATCAGGTATGGAGAGCTTGTCACAATCACTGCAGGATCTGGCATCGGCAAATCCAGCTTCTGTCGTGAACTTGCAACTAACCTTCTTTCAAAAGGAGAACGGGTCGGTTACCTGGCGTTGGAAGAATCCAACCGTCGTACGGCTCT